TAACTACAGGAAGAGCGTTATCTATTTTTTCTGCTAATGTTAATGCTTCTTTTGTTTTATATATTTCAAGGGGAGAAGTTTTACTCCCATCTAAATCATGTACACTATCTAATTGATCTTCTGGTGCAATATCTGCAATATCTGGTAGGTTAAATGTTTCTTCGAGTTTCTTAGTCATAACTCCTTATACTTATTAAAAAATCGTTTACCTAATTCTATTTGTTTTTCTGCACTAGGATGTTCGCCATCAATTCCCTGTATATCTCTATTAAACTTTCCTACATAATTAGGTAAATGTTGCATTTCCATATGTATTCTAGGATCGCATGTTCCAAATATAAACGGAACATTATGTAATTCACATAATGTTTTTATAAGTACATAATTTTTATTAAAATTGTACATTGCAATACCATCATTCATAACATTAATAAAAATACTATCATGTCCTGGTATTATTTGTGTTATTTTTCCTTCTTCTTGTGTTATCCATTCTAATCTATTTCTAAATGTAAATAAAAAACAATATAAATCTGGTTTTAAGTTTTCTATGGTTTTATAAACCATTCTAGCACAATAATCATTACTATGTCCTTCCAGTGCTAAATTATAATTTCGTACTTTTAAGTTTGTAGTTTCTTGTACTTTTTTACAAAATATATCTGTCCACCTATCTTCTACATCTACACCTGCACCATAAGTAATACTACATCCTAACGAAACAATAACTAGATCGTTATCTGTTTTTTCCTCTATATTTTCGCACCTAAATCCATAATTATTATGATCTGCTCGCCATTCTTTTTCTACTCCTTCATGATAAAATTTTTTAATTATTGCAATGTTGGCTGGTTTACGAGTTTCGATAATTTCTTCATGACTTATTGATTTTGGTTTAGGAAAATCTGATGACCAAGGCTCCATGACGTCATGCCGACTTTCAGCTATTATAGTTCGGTTTATTGATGCTTTGATTAAGTCTTCTATATTTTCGTCTATGTCTTTGGTTGAGTTCCAAATTTGTTTAACTTTATCTGTCCAATTGGGCATGTTATGGTTTGTGGTATATTTCGTTTTCTGTTACTATTCTAAATTTAATTCCTCGGCGCTTGCACCATTCTTGTGCGGCGGTCCATTTTGCTTTATTTAATATAACTGCGGCTTTATCTGATTTATTTTTAGATTCAGTAAGACCTGCTTGCTTGCTAGGTTTAACTTCAACAAGTTCTATGTGTTTTTTACCTATTTTATCTGCATAGGATAATAAAAAATCAGGTATATATTTTGCCATTTTACCAGTAAAAGGATTTCTATAAGGTATAGCATGACTTTCTGATGCCCAACATTCTACATTTGGGTGACCATCACACAATCGCATAAATGCTAGTTCCCAACCTGATCTATAAATAGGTATATGTTTACCTCTGTATTTAGTGGGATTTTTTGGTTGGAAATATCCTTGATTATATTTTACTTTACGCCCGGCCATTAATCAACCAATTCTTTTTGTAAATCCTTGGTAGGTGTGTTTATGGTTATCCCTAATTTATTATTTGATGGCCGGGTATAATTTAATCGTTTTAACATATCATTATTTATAGTTAATTTTCCGTCAAGGACAAATGGTAATATTTTATCATATGATTCATTATACCATTTAGATAATGCTAATACTTCGTATGCAATAATTTCTGCAGATAATTTACTTACATTATTTGATAAAAGCTCACCATAAATTAAATCATATTCTTGAGCATTAAATTGGAATCGAGGAGTATATTCGTCACCCAATAATCGTTGATCAAAAAATTCAGTTAATTTACCCAAGCGCCTACGTAAATTTATAGCATTTTGAACACCTAGAGAACTATTTTTATCATATGTCGAGGTTGTTACTTGGGTTGTATTTGTTGTTTCAACTGATGCAGTTGTTGATACTTCATATGCCATTATTTATTTCCCATTTCATCATCAAGTTATGGTTCCGATGTGCTGCTGCCTTATGTCGCGTCCGGAGTAAAGGTGCTGCCAGCGATGTGCGTCGTGTAGGGGGCGCCATTCGCGGTAACAGCATCACTTGGGTCAGTGCCTGAGCCAATAGAATCCCATGTCTCACCTGCCCATTGACCTGCTGATGAAGCAGCATCACCTGCTGCCGAAGCACCTCTACTGAGCCAATCTGGACCACCATTAATATCAGGTACTTTTTGTTTTGCATATGATACTCCTTCATATGCAAAAGTAACAGTCCAAGTAATAGGTTGAGCAGTACCATAATCTAATGTATCATGATTAATAGCCGTTATAGTTGGATTAAATATAGTTATAGGTGATTCAATTAGTTTCTTCCTTCCCCCGTATTGTCGTGTTATAACTATTTTACTAAAAAAATACTTTTCAAAATTAATAGGATCTTCAGATTTTGACCCATCGGGGGAGGTTTCTGCTCCATTGGCTTCCTCAGTCTCTCCTATGTCTGCGGCTTTAGGTTTTGGTTTACTAAAAGGTACATCATGACTGAATCTCTTTTTATTTTTAATTGTACTACTTTCAGTAAAAGGTGGTTGAAAACCAAAATAATCTATAAATGGTCTATCGTTTACGGTGTCGGGTACAAAAGCCCCCGAACCAAAGTTAGTGGTATCACTCCTACCATCTTTATAATACCATGCAAAATATTCTTGCATTACATCTTGAAATTTATTATCTCTTGTATCAAAAAACTTTATACTAATAGGTTGCCATTCTACTTTGGTTTGAATAATTCGTTTTCTATTATATTGATTTAATGTTTGTGTATTAAATTGAAAATCAGGTAGATCACAAGTTTGAACTATTGTTGTTAAACCATCTAACATTTTTCGCCATTCTTTTTTACCTGTAGTTCTTGTGGTAAAAAATTCTACTATAAATGCATGTTTAGATCTGGGAACACTAGTTAAAACTTGACCATAACTTGTAGTTGTACCAAAGGAATTATCGGCATAATTACGAAGTAATCTACCAAAATACGCCATTTTTACTCCTTTTTATTATCCAGTTGCGCTCAATAATGTTGGATCAATTGATTGACCCGAAAGTAAATTGGTTCCTAAACCTGTTTGATGGCTGGCATTATCGTATCTAACAGTTAGATTGATTGCCATTGCATCACTTGTTGCATAATTTGATTCATTGAATGCGGCTGAAGAAATCCAACATCCTGCTAATGTCCACTTATCTAAGACACTTGGCCCAAGTGTCTTGTCGTTTCGTCCATCTAACGTATCAATTACTGTGGTAAACTTGTATTGGGCTCCGGCAAGTGGCGCTGATTGTTCATGGTGGTCAATTTGGTTTTGCATTTGAGCATCAATTAAGGCAATAACTGTATTATCAACATCGTCTCTAATTACTAAAGTAATTGCTTCCCAAGAGTGCTTGCCTGCTAAAAATATTTTAGAGTTGTAAACATCTAATGTTATTTCTTCATGTGTTAATGTAGGTCTGGTTACACTAACTACTTGATGAGTAAGGGCTTTCGTTGCACTTTTACCACCAATATTATTAAATGTTACTCTAAATCTATATTGTAATTTAGGCATTAATACTGAAGTCGTTGTATTATCTACAGGGACTCCAAATTTAGATAATCCGCTCATTTACATGTTCTCCTTGCCACGTTCTATTATATGTATTTATAAGATCTATCAGAAATTTTGACCATGAAAAAAGGCAGTGGCCGACTTACCACTGCCTTATGTTTAAAAACTTACAATGTCCCAGTATTTACAATTCTAATAGGAATATAAATAAATTCTGCGGCTTTTGCTGGTTCTATTGCTATATCTATATATAGCTCGTTTTTATCTATTCTTGCCGCTGTATTGTTGGAAGTATCACAAACTACAGCAAAATCATAAATGCCTCTTTTAGACATAATATCACCTAAGAACCTCGAAACAGATTCTGCTGCCGCTGTTCTTGTTGATTCATCATTTGGTTCAAATGCATAAGGTCTTGCAAGAGGATCTAATCGATCTCTTAAGTATGCAACCAATCTTGCAACATTAATTCTATCTAATGCACTAGATGATGCATACAATGTTTTTTGTCCATATATAAACAATCCTTGACCTGGAAAGTTTGTAATTGGATTAACTTTTGATATATATAATGTATCTCGCTGCCCTTGGTTAAGTGCAGTAGCAACAAATTCGCCTTCGCTATCTATATAACCTACATTGGTTGCATTCGAAACTAGGCCCCTTGTTAATCCTGCTGGGGCAAACCAAGGATAAGCAACCTGATCATTATAATTCAATGTTCGTAATACCATATGGGATGCCGGAACCACAACATTTGTTCCATCAGTGTTTGAAGCCAATCCACTTGGATAATATGTTGCACATTGTGCACCTGAAGTTATTAAGCCATCTTCACCATTTTCAGATGCATTTGCTCCTGATTGCCATGCTGTAACTCCAGACGGGGTAAGTCTTAATGGTGTATCAATAACAACAAATGCAGTTTCTTTTCTATCTACATTTAATGTTAACATTTCATCTGCACATTCTGGATAACCAGGTGCCGCAATTAATGTAATGTTTGCGCTATCACCTCTAATTTCTGTATTACTTAATAATACAGATTGCATTGCTTTTACAACAACTGCTCTTTGTGATTTTCGTCCAAAGTATCCTGCACCATTAACTTTATTACCTGCTGCTGTCCGCCACTTCCAGTCAGTTGTTAATGCAGTAGTATATTTTCTAACTTGATATGTTGTTCGTGTCATGTTAACACAAAAAATACCATCTGGGTAAAGAGCTGGATTGGGAGCATTTGCAATTCTGGTAGCACCTGTATTATAGGAAACATCTGCCGCTTTTTCAGTTAAATCTGCAAACACAACACCCTTTGGAGTTGATTGATCTGTATTATCATGCGATTCCCATTTAGATTGGGTAGCATTATACACTTTAATATGTGGATAATTTTCTAAATCATTTGTGTCAACCCATACATCTCCTACACTAGGAGCTGTTGGAGCGGTTGTACCTATTGTTCCGACAGTCTTAGGAGTCCATTCTGGACCCGTACCTAGAGTTGTTTTCGTATATAAATCAATAGATGTTGAACTATCATACCATAATGTTCCATCTGCTGTAGCTCCAACAATTTGTGTAGCACTTGCTTCAAGTTCTGTTGCAACGGCATATGTACTGGTTGCTGGTGCCAATGGTGCCGAAGTAGCAGTTGTACCATCAAATCGTTTGAATGTTGTTGCTACTACATCAGTTGTTAAATCATGGGTAGCATACATCGATCCTGCTGATGGAATAACCCCGCCAGTGAGTGTAATAGTTGGGGGCGTAGCATAGGCTACACCTGCACCTCCAGTATCTACAGTTACATCTACAACTACTCCTCCGGAAATGTGACAAGTTACAGTTCCTTGGGGTGAGGCACCACCGCCGGTTAAAGTCATTGTTGGTGCCGAAGTATATCCTGAACCACCATCTAAAATTATAAATGAAGTAGTTGCTGCCGCTCCTGATGCCGCGCCGGTAAATAATTCATTAGCACCAGTATTAATTTGAGTAGAAATAATATCTGCTGTTCTTCCGCTATCAAAATTACCTGGTTGTGCTGCTTCCGGATCATCAACATAAAAATTAATAGATTTAGTATCAAAGGAAGTTGTTGAGGAATTATATTCTTTTACAACTAAACTAGTACCTTGTCCTTCAGACGAAGTTTTAAACCATATATCGTTATCCGCAGGACCACTAGGTTGGTTACTTGCTAGTCCTACTGTTACTGCTGAGGCGGTTATAGTGTTAGCAGTAGCACTTGCCTGACTTACTGCTACCCAGGCCGATCCAAACCATTCGTAAATTACTGCCGCCAAGGTACTTGTTCCTAATGCGTTGCCTGTCTCGTTTACAACTGCAATTCTAAAATCACCTGCTGCTCCTGCAACGGTTGGTAGATTAGCAGTCATTTCTGTTGCAAGAAACGGAGTTACTGTCTGCTTAACCCATGAGCCTAAAGCCGCATTATATTTAAATAATCCAAAAACAGAATTAGCAGTATCCCACCAAAGTGCTCCGCTTGCTGGGGCACCTTTTGGTTCTGTCGAATTAGGTAATAATTCTGTTGTATTAACATCTGCTCTAAGTACATACGCTCTATTTGCCGCACCTAAATAACTATATGCCGCAAGCAAACCGTATTCGTTTACTTCGTCGCCATTTGATGCTGTACCTGAAACAGTTCTAAAATACGGTGTCCCATATACTTGAATAAGTTCTCGTTGACTTGTAATAAGTTGCGATTTTCCTGATTTCGATGCAACAGTTCCTGATGCATACCCTGATCCGCCGACATGTGCTTTATCTTGTCCTGTGGCACATATGATTAAAGGAACAGTACCTGCACCAGCCGATCCATAAAAACTCTCGTCTATAATCGAAACTGCAACACCTGGTGATACTAAAGTTGCCATATTAAATCCTCACTATAATGATTAAATTCATTGTTTAAATTATTTATCGTGGGATCAACAAAACCAGGTGGTTATGAGGGGACGATTGCTACGTTAAAAGACAAAGAACGACGTTCTCCCGGTCCATAATACGGATAAACTGTATGAAACAGCCATGCAGGCCACATAAATAAATGGCCTTCTTTAGGTCGTATTAAGAAAGTATCTGATGATAGTAATTTGTCAGGTAGTATCATAGGATTATAAATAAATTCAATACAACCATTTGTATAAGGAGTTTTTCCTTTTCGTTTCCAATTTTTGGGAAATTCTGTATCAAAATTTTCATCAAGGGTTGCTTTTAAATATATAACACCAGACAAAATATTAATTTCTCCATGATGATGTGCTTGTAAGTAATCTTTATCATTTAGATCTAAAAACCACATTTTAGAAATCACCAATTTATTATTGTCATTTAAAATTATAGATCTAGATGATTTTTCAAATTCTTTAATATAATTATATGCTACATTAAATATTTGGTCTTGTAATTCAATGATAGGATCTGTAACATTGGTTGCATAACCATAATAAATTGTGTCTAATAATTGTGATGTTGCTTCAAGTGCTTCTTTATCTGGCAACAATTCATCACACATTTTATTAGTTTTATCTAATAAATTTTTATCAATTTCGTCATGTAATAATGCAGGTGGTTGAAACGGGTGTATAAAATCCATTATTCTTCCATTCTATAATTTAATGTTTGATCGTTTGTATGAATCCATCCTGTTATGACATACTTATCTGTAGAATAATTAGGATTACCTCTGTGAGTATGAGTCCATGGTGCTGGCCATATTAATAATTTACCTACTTCTGGTTTACAACGAACACCTTGATTTAAAAATTCGGTTTCTCCTTCGCCCTCAGGCAAAGTATTTAAATATAATTGGTATACAAGAAATCTGGACATTTGTTCTTTATTCCATTCAGAATGCCATAGATGAAATCCGCCACCTTTTTGTATATGTTGTACTTTCATGTCGTTGCATGTTAATGGAACCTGTAAACTTGCCATATATTTTGCTTTGTATATTTGAACTGCAATTTTTAGTGCATCAAAAAAATGTTTGCATTCGCCTGTAAGATGAACAGCATGACTTAAATTTAACGTTTCGATATGATTCATCCATACATGCGAACCTTTTGACCTCTTACTTTGACCTCTTATATCGTGGGGGCCGGTGCCTGCATCAGAAATTTCACTCAAACCTTGTTTGTGTAAAAAATGATATTTCTCTATAATTTGTTTACAAAAGTCTTCATTAAAAAATTTAGGGTATTCTAATATAAATGTTTCATTAAAATCTTTATTAGTTACCGTGGTTTGCATGTCATAACTATCTAAGACAATTTTTATATTTTGTTCAATTTGGTCCATTTTTATCCTATGACAAAACCTAGAGGATCGCCGCCATCAACATAAGTATTGAGGTCATTCTCTAGCATTTCAAATTTAGCAGTAGCATCAGCTCGTAATGTATCTGCATTGAGTGTTGTGCCACCTTGCGGGC